ATTTCGGCTCAGCGGCGCTCGGACAGTGTCCTACCGCTAGAATAACGAACCACCATTAAATTATGACCTAAAAGGAAAAATTCCCTCCCTGATAACGATCCAATCGCTACCAGAGAGTTAAAAACCTTCTAGGGGGTTGAAATCGTTATCCCGATAATGATATTGTTATCATAATCGACCTAGCGGCCACCGCTAGGATTTTATTTAGGCTACAAAGTAGCCGGGGAAGGTGGTGCTACATATTGCACCGGAGGCATTCCTAAGAAGAAGCCACATATCATATCTTCCCCAGTTGCAACATATCTCTCCAGATATGCCGCTCCATCATTAGTGAAACTATATGAATGACCACGTTCTGGAAAGAATTTGTCCGTGGTTGTAACACTAAATGATTGAGATAAGCCAAATCTCGTATTTGTATACCAAGGTGCTTCAAATTCCAATATAGGATTTTGATCAACAGATGTTGCGAGAGCACCGGTTGCACACGAATCCAAAACCAGTGAGGAACTCGCCCATTGACTATTCGTAGAACCAGTAGGTTCTACATCTTCAGAATATGGAGAGTTTTTAATTTGTGGATTCATGGCTACACGAAACGTGGCGGACGAGCTGGGTGAACCGATATAGGTTTTCCAGCGTATAGAGCCTCTATATACAGCATACGCTGATAATATAAATGAAACAAAATTATTATGTACAAAATTGAATTCCCTGGGAGGATCAGATGTATCATTATGAATTCCATCTGGATCATACCCATAATAAAAAGGTCTATGGGGAAAATTTATTTTTACATTAGACAATGAGGCTTGTTGGGTACGTGTCGTATCAGCTAAAGTGTATCTTTTTAGTAATGTCCTAAAAGATACAAAGGGATCTGCAAAAAATACATCCTGTGAAGAACCTATAGTATCAGACACCAAAAGTTTGGTGTCTGTTGTATTGTCCATAGGAGCATTAGCAGAGTCATCTTCCACATCACCACTTTGAGGTCTCAATTTTAAAACTTCATTAGCTGTGGGATCGCTAAATACGGACATGTATTGAATATTTTTCAACGTTGGAACGGCTACCTCAAAGTCATCTCCTGCGCTAACAAATACATTTACATTTATTCCTACACCATAAGAATCACTAGGAGATGTCAATTTTGACAAAACAGATACAGATAATATACCATTATGGTAATATGGGTCAAAGACTGAATCGGCATCTGAACCAAAGGGCGGTATTTGACCACTCGTATCTTCAGTTTCTAACCACGGTCTATCCGTGCCCCATCCTACCTCTATGGTAAAGTCTTTATCATCAGCTATGTCAACAATATGATTTACGACCACATTTTCGTCCGTTCCTTCCGCAGGAACGGCCAATGGGTCATAAGTTATTCTCAAGCGACCTCTATGAAAATTGCTTGCGATAATTTGAAATCGAAATTTCAAAGAACCGCGCCAATAACAAAAAGGCAAAGCCATAAAACCTGTTGATGCATATTGGTATGTCGTTGTTGAATCTCCTGGATTAGTATATCGCACAAATTGTAACGGGGTGACCAATATTTTATTGAGAATAGTTTCCTGTGCTTCTGTTACATCCCAGGAAAATGTTCCAATATACGATTCTATATTTCCCAAGTGCTTAAAATGCAATTCATCTCGGTTAGGCAAACCAAGTGTACTTGGATCAATCGTCAATTCCCTTTTCGGATCTCCAGCCAGAGTTGTGGATGTATCAACACCTTGTGTACTCGCTAGATTACCTAAGTATCTAGGTGTGTACATGTGTATATTTTCCACTGCATTTGGTTTGGAATATCCAAATAATCTGGCTACGTTTCCTACAGTGCTAGATACCATGTGCGTGGCCTTAGCATATGGACCCAAAACAGGCAAATCAGTCAATTTCCCAGCCACAGCAGCAACTGCTGCGGCAGGTTTACTAACGATACCTGTGTATTCTTCTTCACCGGATTGGGGAATCAAATAACTGGGTTCAACAGATGTAGGAACTTCCAATCGAACATTTTCCATCCATGCCCATACTTGTATATTTATGGAATTAGTAGAACCATTAGCATGGACTAAAGTTCCAAAAGACCGCAGATCAATTCTCCCTATTGTCTGGGGAGAAAACTCCGTTATGGAAAAGCCATTAGTTGGCCATAGTAATGGAATCCTCATGGTTCCTCCTTGTGAAGAACATGGATCTAAGAATAGTTTTGGACGTTGGGAACTTCGGCACAATAACACGGACTGGTCAACCTGAATAGGTCTATCATTCACAGTATAGAATGGTTCATATGTAGCTAAAACCCTTCCATAGTAAAATCCGTTACCATTAATCATAAATTTGACACACAAATCACCTTTGATAAATCTGTAATTTGACATCCTGTTCACAATTCGTTTATCTTTAAAGAAAACATCCCATGGATAGAACCCAATATTTAAATCATTGCCAGGTGTCCATGAAATCGACCTAATTTGTATTGGTCGGGACAAAAAATCTTGCAATTTATATGTGTCGCTATCTGCCATATTCATGGTTGAATCAGTTCGATCAGTAGTGACATCAGTAACATATTGTTCAGTACTATCGTAAAAGGATGTTATAATTTCTTGTTCTCTATTATTATTTCTATACATTTTACTTGCAGACAATTTTTCCTCCATGCTCTATGTCCAATGTAATCATGGAGGGATCTGGACGTGCAGTGTGGTCTGCCACCCTAAAAAGGGCATGACCGTAGTCATCCTTTGATATATACAAGCACTCTACCATTCCAGTCCATAAGGAGTGGCATGTGTAATCAATATATACACCTCTCGTTTTAGCTTAATGTCGTATGAGATTACGACAGAGGGATGCTATATTTTACGTCCTGCCCATAGGACGGTGCCAACTTATTTTCCACCGTAACGTTCAAACCAATCGGAAACTCTATCATCATAGTCGATTAGTAATAAATTGGTGAATTCCGTCAACCCGAGATCATTGGCTATCTGTTTTAATTGACTTTGCCGTAATGTATACTTTTCACGGCCATGGAAAAACAATTCATGCATAGCGCTATCTATAATATTGCCAGCTTGTTCTTCGGGCGTAATTTGCTTCGATTTCACACAGGTGTGAAGCATTTTGAAAATGGATTCTTCATCTAAAACACCTACTCGACATTGGAGGTCTTCGTGAAGAACATTTTTCCGTTTCAAAAAATCAGCATCATTGTCGTTCATGAAGGGGACAGGTACAGAAGTTTTATCTGGCATCGTAAAAACCATGTCATGTTCTGCTAGAAATTCAGCATAAGAAATGTGATTGAATTCTTCAAATCCTTCTTTGACAGATGATTTTGCATCGTCACCATAAGTCATCAAAGCGACACAATCGGAAAAGCGATAGGATGTTCCATATATGGCGGCAAATCCACTTCGGAATAACAAAGAATTCACTATAGAATTGATATATACAGTCATGTTATGTCCTGATGGATTACCACCATAAAGTCCTATCAAATCGCCGTTATATGCCACTAGGGGATATGCAACTTCAGTAGCAATTCCTTGCATGATTAACAAGTCATCATCTGTGTAATTACTACTGAATTTCGCAATATCAATCAAAATCCGGAACGCTGCCAAAACCAATTGAGGGGACATTCTCAAATCGTACTTGGAATAGTCTCCTGCCAAGATCCTCTCTGATCCATATTTACAAATATGATCAGACATTTGCTGCCATTCCGGACCTACTGCATTTATGCCTACAGCGCATTCCGATATCAAGGGATACATAGAAAGCACCCTCGCAAGTGGTAAGAAATATGCGCGAATCAACAATTGTAATGCCATTGGTGCGCTCTGAAACACCCTCACCTTGTCACTATCTAACTTTGTGGCTTCATCTTTCAAACACGCTTTGAAGATAGCATTGCAACGTTCTCCTCGTCGGATACTCTCCTTCATCGTCTCAACTTGATCCCAAAACATTGGATCTATGGATTCGACGAAGGTTGGATCATCTTCGGAAAAATTAAACCATTTATCTTTTCTACCAGACAAAGGAAAACCGGGTGATGTACTAGCTTTCATTCTATCTATGAACCGTTTCCCTGCTATCCCATTTACCACTTCACTTTTGTTCAGAGGTCGAATATCTGGAAGTAAGAAAGTGTAATTCTCTAATAACTGCAGAATTTCATTTTTGTAATCTTCAACAGCATAAGTTAATAACCTTCCAGGTACTCCACTACTCGGAACGACTGAATAAGCTAGTGATTTTTGATAAGGATAATGTCCAGATTCTGCATTATTCTTCAATTTTGGTTTGCCCCATTTATTAGGTACACCCATTATTTGAGAAACATGTTCAGACATAATTGTAGTAACCACGGCTGAAACTGGACGCGCTCTTTCAAACAATTGACCATAATATTTCATATACGAACCTTCAGGTAAGAAATTTACGGCACTTTTTGGGTGAACTTCATTATCCTTATAATAGGACACTCCCAATTGGGATTTCGGTATGCTACTAGTTGAAGTACTCCTCAACACTCCGGGAATGGCATCCAATTGTGAAATAGCGGCATCTAATTCACTCCTGCATACGGTACCTATGGCACCTACTTGCCCATTACCAGCCAAATGAAAGCCGGCTATAAAAGGAGTTTTCTCCTTTGCAAGGTGAACGCCCATGCATAATCCAGCAAAAGTACCATCTTCATGATCATAATACGCACCCTTATAATCTAGGCCCACTGAAGATACATCTGCCATCCTTACAATCCCACTACGCAATTTATGTTGTGTATCAGTAACAGATCCATCTTCCTGTCTGTACAACATATTAGAAACTGTATTTCGCAAGGATCCATTAGGAAACAAGTGCATAACATTACGATGATCACCTCCTTTGGGCATCCAAACCACACACAGATCTGTATGTGGAATACGCACGCAATGTTCAGGATAAATTACCGTAGCAAAGCGCGATCCAACTTGATCAGGACTGCCTTTATACACAGTAACTTTCCATTCTTCAGCGTTTTCTATCATATGATTGGGTATCAATAGAACATTACTCATCAAAAAGAAGCCATTACAAAAAGTGGTTTTTACATTTCCATCTCGCGTAAACAAAGGCCCCTTCATATAGACTAAATTCTTTTGGGTAACATTCTTCAATTGATCCAAAGTCATAGTAGAAAGTTTAGTATCTACTTCCATTGGTTCAGCTGTAGGCTTTGTAGCCCACACATTGACCTCTGCATCGCGTGCATCAAGATCTTCCGCGGAAGTCGGATGTAAATTACCTTCCGTACACAAGGGTCTAATTTGTTTGAATAAGTACCATGCTCCCATAAGTGCCCCAATAGCACCACAGGAGATAAGTAAGTATTTTTTCGCATCTTCCCTCATAGCTCGTAAACGTTCAGGCATCAAATCTCTACGATGGATAATCATTTCATAAGCAGCAATTTGAACTCTCGAACAGTGTACCGCTGCATCCAACATAGTGTAAAAACCAATCGTAAAGAAAATCAATGCCCACCAAATACGGAAAGGATTATTTACCATCCATAGCTTCATTATTATCCCTCCTAAACTGATATAGCTCGCAATAGATATGCAATACAATAAGCGTACAATATTCTTCGTTTGGTATACATAATACGGGTGAGTAATATGAAGAAATGATCTCCTAAAGAAATCAGATTTAAGGATAAAATCAGGTATTAGGGACAACGGCGCCGAACCATATGATTCCATAGCCCAAGCCGCTATATCATGTGCAGCCTCTTCAAATAACTGTTGAGATTTCTCTCTACTATAAATGGCTGCAAACGTTTCCCAAGCAGAATCCCAATAACCTGAGAAATGATTCCATAATGTAGATACAATAACACTTCTTACATATGCAATACCCATGGTGGCAATAGCCCCCATCTCAGGTTGCAGGTATAATTCTTTAGTGCGAAGTCTGTGGACAGCCTCATTTGTCATTCGTTCATAATACATTATGTCAGGTTCTATGACGCTATCCATTGGCAAATTAGGATCACCTTCCTTCCCGACAGTCTTAAGAGTAACATTATCCGAATTATCTCCGTAGGGATCTCGGTTAAAATACTTCTTCCTTCTATCAGGTTCCTGACCAAATATTACAGTATCTGTGGAAGTAACTGTAAAGGGTCCTTCAAAGCGTTTAGTATAACCTGTTGTTTCAGTATCCACGCTAGAATCCTTGGATCTAGATCCCACGGTCATGACGGAAATAGATTTTGAGGATCCTGTTTCACTTTCGGAATCACTATCCGAAATATCAGACAGTTCGACTGCAATACATTGTCCTGTGCAAAATAACTTTCTACAATGCTCACACATTTTCTTCCGAATAGTTTGACACATTTTATTATTATTCTCCACTAAACGTTTCTGATTCTCAAAATGTTTTGAGGACGAATTGTATAAAAGATCTAACAATTCTTCCAAGCTGTCCGTTACCAAGATTTTTTCCCATCCGGTATCAGCGGGGCCATTTCCCTCTGTCGGTATTGGATAAGCTCGTTCGACAACATATTGCCAATAATCCGGAATATCAGGGATAGGAATACCCCTGTCTTCAAAAAATCTGGCTACTGTCGTCGAATCAAGCATTCCGTTAACCTTAAATTGAGGTTTTGGTTCTACATGAATCAACAGCTTTTCTCTGCGCATCACGCTTACTGGTTCAACTGAATAATGTTGTGCGCCTCCAGTTTTTGGATTCTTAGTCACGACTACCACTTTTGGTTCAACACTGACTCTGCCTTTGAGTTCCAATTCTGCCATCGTGGCATACATTCGTACATTGTTGACTAACTCTATCATCGTTTGAGCCGGTGATTTTTTACAAAATGCTGGTTTTGCATTGCCTTGATCATCGATATAGATACCATTAATGTATGAACGATAATTAGACATAAAAGCATCCTGTTCATTGAGAGTAATCAACTTTTCTGGGTCAGAATCATAACCATTATATTCCAAAATAGTATGCATAAGTACTTGAGCAACAGATGATTTCCCTGCACCGCTCTCGCCCCATATGCCTACGGCATACGGAGCTTCACGCAATCCACCAGTCAACCTCGATTCCTTCAAAATTTGGTCGACAGATTTTAATTCCAAAAGACGGCGTGTAAATAGAGCCTTATCCATTCTATTTGTTGTAGTTTTGACCAACAACTCACACTCCTCAATAATCTTTGAAAGTCTATGCTCATAATCATTAGGCGTTATGCCAGCAATCAATTCAAGATTTCCGGCTCTCACTAAATTAGCATAATTCATAATATCGGAATAACTTGCTAAAAACTCGTCAGCTCGAGAATCACTGATTAAAAGAGGAGAAAGACTCTTAGACAAGAAACAACGATAACCTCCTTCCACAAAAAACACAGTCATGTCGAACACTGCATCTGCCAATGTTAGTGCATCAACGGGTTCCCGACAAGCTTCTATGGAAAAAAGAGTAACACCTCCAATCTGATAATCAAGGGCAGATTTATCGCACAATCCAGCGGCTAGCAAAATAGAGAGTAATCTACGTACTTTCAAAATACCTGGACTCTTAATCGCTAACTGCCAATTCTCACGCACTAGGCGGAGAGTTTCGATAATTTCTGCCATATCTATATTACTTCCTTGAGGTTGCATCAAGACAGTATCAATTGCTTGCTTCATTACACTCCAGACATCCCGACTACTAAAAGTCTTAGAATACATGTAAGAAGCTGCTAATATTCCTTTATAAGTTTTAGCGTCAGCTACCATGACTAAAAAGGAAATTAAATCTGTAATTTGTGCAACAACTCTTTCAGATGGAGCAACCATACCAAATTGTGGTGACATTCTAAAATGACCATAAAGACGTTTGGTATGTTTGCGATACAACCGCCGTTGTCTCTTTGATGTTCGTCGTCCCATCACATTACGAAAATATTTCATTTTATTAAACGTTTTTTCTTCGCCAGAGTGAGGGGACAATGAACAAAAAGGACCATCAGTCCTAAAAAACCAACACTCAATATAACACATAAGAGAACAGAGTGTATATAAATAAATGGTTAAAACCATCCACCACAGTATTGAAAACGGTGTTAATGGTTGATCCTGATACAATATCAAAAAGATCAAAAAACCATAAATACACATCATAGTATTGTGCACAGTGTTGGTAAAGGCTCCTTTGGCGAGGAGCATGCCCTGCATTCGGTTTCTAAGTTCCCTTAAAAGACTCATTATCATGGGCGGGGGGTGCTTTTCGTACTTACAGAACATATGGAGTAAGCAGTCTCCATACATAAGGACCTTCTAATTTCCTCTTCTATTCTGAGGGTGGGAAACAGGTTATTGAAACCACACCTATTGAAATTCGATACATATAAGTTTCCGTACATTTTGCAGTGGTGCTGTATGGCCCAGCAACATATTATCCGGTCTCAAGGACAATAAATAAATACAGATTGCCAATCTGTACCATAAGAATAATGAGGTGAGACACGCTCGAACTAAAACTAATAATTCAATCCCTGTATCTAGACAATATATATTGAAACTGTAACATCATATAAAACTATATTCTTACGTTTAAAAGCAATATACTTTACTACCGGGCTTCGCCCTGTCGTAGTGTTCATTAAATGATACAATACAATATACAAGGTCCAATAATACCTCTTATCGACTGAGTGTTCATTTCACATTATATTCTTATACTATGCAACTGGGGGTGCCGAATGCATGGGACAGGCGCTTCTACACAAAGAAACGTCCTCCCTAATAAACTACCAGGCTTTAAAAAGCCCACTCATTACAGCAGTTACAAAATTATACATTGAAATATATGTACGCCCCTTAGGCTAAATTTTTCAGGATTCAATCCTTGAGTATCTTTCAACAAAATAACCATATAAAATGGATTTTCCTTCCCTCTGTTATCGGTTCAAATAACAAAGGACACAGATTCCTCACATACTACGTACTTGTGAAGTCTACTGTCGTTTTGATATTTTCACTAACAAAAAGGGGGGTTTTTAGTGTTAAAGGTTTCTAAACACACTAAAAAGAACTATTTTAACCTAGTTTGAAATGCTATACAATTCACAACAACGCAAATTTCGATGCTGCAAACGTATACAGCAACTCGCATGGATACTCCGTACAGGTGAT